ATCACGATGAAACTGATATGAATAATCCAGAAGAAAAACGTGAAGTTGAACTGGCCAAGAAAGCAAAAGCTGCTGCCGAAGAAATCTTAAAAATGCACGGAAAATAATGAATAAGTCTACACTCAAAGAAGTAATTCAAAATGTGGTTGCTCATAAACTGGCGGAAACCAACGGTGATGCGTCAAAGTATGGATATATTATTTCCGGAAAAGACACCAACGATCCGCACCTTCAGTTAATAGGTTATGGTAATATGCCAAAAAGTTATTGGCAAAAAAAACTTGACGGATACGCCGACGAGTTGAAGAAGAGAATTAAAGCCGAAGACTGGAATGCGGCGGTATACTTTATGAAGCAAAGTAGTGTATTCAATCTCGCAGTCAATATGATGAACGAAATATACGAAAAAGATCTTAATGAACTTGATACCACACTCGATTCATCTGCTGCTGAAACTGGATTGACTGACGCGGATAAAAAAGAACTAGCGAATCTAAAAGCTCAGAGTGACAAACTAACTGCTAATATTAAAAAAGTAGAAGGTGATATGGCTAAGTTACAACAAACTATTCAGCCAAAGATACAAAGAGCAGAACGCACAAAAGCAAAGTTGCAAAAACAGCAGTCGGATGTCATTCGTAAACAACAGTCTATACAAGATAGAGCTTGATATATTATGGACGATGTTGAGAAACAACTTCTAGAGATTGAAGAGAACCTGCATAAATGGTTTAAAGAGAAATGGGTAAGATTTGGTCCAGACGGTAAGATACGTGGTCAATGTGCCAGAGAAAAATCAAGCGAAGGTAAACCAAAGTGTCGTCCACTAAAGTCTGCACAGGCAATGGGAAAGAAGGGTAGAGCAAAAGCGGCACGCAGAAAACGTCGAGAAGACCCAAATCCAGATAGAAGTGGTAAAGCAAAAAATGTAAAAACAGAATCCGACCGGATGGATGAACTAAAATGTTGGAAAGGGTATACCAGAGTACAGGGCGTACCTGCTGGTGCACCAGGAAGTTGTAAAAAGAAAACAGAGGAATCTATAAAAGAATCTTCCAATTTGTCTATTGAACAACTGGCAACCATTAGCGATGAAGCACTGGATCAAGCATATGGATATGGTCGCAGTACGCCGGGTAATACTTTTGGGTGGCAGGCTAATATAATGTCTGCAACATATGCTAAAGAAGTAATTGATATGGGTATTACTGACATTGAAAAAATTGCGAATGCTATTCACAAAGGATGGAATGTCACGGCAAAAAAGTTCGTTGAAAATCCAGATCAATTTGACGATACTGAAAAACTACGTCAGTCTGGTAAACTGGATAGTAAGGTACAACAAAGAAAAAAATTGATGAATATTGACTACAACCAACTAAACGATGCCGAAAAAGAAAAGGATCGTGTTGTAGCGAGTGCGTTGCTTCAAGCATTGACTCAAACTATAACAGAGGAATCTACTATGGATAATATAACAGAAAATCATATGTGCCCTATTTGTGGCGGAGAACTTGTGTCAGAACTATTGATGAATGAAAAGAAAGATGCTTGTTATTACAAGGTCAAATCAAGATACAAGGTATGGCCGAGCGCATATGCTTCTGGTGCATTAGTAAAATGCCGTAAAAAAGGAGCAAAGAACTGGGGAACTAAGTCGGAACAAATAGAGCAACTGGAAGAGCAACTTTATAAAGATTATAACAAAAAAGATATTGACAATATTCTCGACGGAATTCAATACTTGTTGGATGTAATTGGATTAGAACAAACGGTAGGTGCATTTGCTGACGGAAGTAATGCAGCAATCAGTTTGTTCAGAGCAGCTTTGGCCGACGAAAAAGATGAAACTAAAAAACATCTACTAAATGCAGCGATAAGTTCTGTGTCGGTAATACCGTTTGGAGATATTGCAAAAATAATAAAATTGCGCGTATTAAAAAAACCGGCAGTGAAAATGTTTCAATTTGTTAAAAAATATTTGCAAGCACAAACACCTGATCGATCCGATTTTTCGTTAAATGAAAAATGGAGTGAAAAATACAAGCGTAGCATTGATTGCAGCCATCCAAAAGGATTCAGCCAAAAAGCACATTGCCAAGGAAGAAAAAAGAACGAGGAAACACTTATGAAAGAAGAACGACTAAAGAATATAATCAGAGAAATGATAGAAGAAATGTATAATGAACAAGACCAGATGCAAGATGAGTGCTTGGAATGTTATGAAGCTGCTATGGAAGAAGGTACCAACGAAGCTTATGAAGAATGCTATCGTAAGACCAACTGGGAAATGGTACCAGAAGGTGAAGAACATACTTGCGAAGGCGACGAGTTTTATGAGATTTATGGAGATATCAATGCTGACGCTAAGGGGAATCTAGAAGAAGCAGAGTATCGTGGCCGTAAAGTGAAACTTGGAAAGCCGATGAGAGGTGATGTAAAAAAATTCAAAGTGTTTGTTCGTAATCCAACAACCGGTAAAGTAAAGAAGGTAAATTTTGGCGACAAGAAGATGCGTATTAAAAAGAGCAATCCAAAACGTCGCAAGAGTTTCAGAGCACGTCATAATTGTGCAAATCCAGGACCACGCACAAAAGCACGCTACTGGAGTTGCAGAAAGTGGTAATATGGACAACTCACCGAAACATCTTTTCAAAATCGGCCAACTAGAAGCTAGTCTGCAAGATCTAGAACGCGATCCAAAAAAGAGAGAACAATATATCAAGAACATAATAGATACATCAACTAAAGCGGCAGAAGATTACGCCAGAAGAATTAACCTCAAAGAAAACACTATGAAAAAATCAGAACTAAAAACGTTGATAAAAGACATTATAAAAGAAATGCACGGAGACGACGAGCATTATGATATAGAAACATCAAAAGGAAAGTTCAGACTGATATGGCAAGATGATAGCGACAGGGATAGTACTGGAACACTATATTCGGCAGTCGGTCCAGACGGAAAATTATACAGCGTCGATTCTAACGACGCGAGTTTAGATGGCATTAAAAAGTGGATAGAAACTTCAAATAAAATACCTCACAACACTATGAAAAAATCAGAACTAAAAGAACTGCTCAAAGTAATCGCAGAAGAAGTGATTGCTATCAAAAAGTCAAAACTGGACGAAACAAAAGGATTGTCTGGCTTTAAGAAAGCAAAGGAGTCAACCGATCACACTGAAGCCGTTGCTGACTCAAAGTCATTAACTCCAACGTCAGAACCAAAAGAAAAGAAAGAAGGTAAAAAACTTCCCGTGGTTAAGAAACCAGCCAACCCACAAAAAGTTGGTAGTCTAAAGGAAGAAATACTGTCAATGATACGTGAAGAAATTGACGAAATGGCTCGCGTAAAAGGTGCGGTTGGTAACAAGTTTAAAGTAGAAGATCCAAACTCGCCAACAGGGTGGGCCGTTAAAGGACACAAGACAATACCAGATGGCACACCAACAGAGGCTCCAAAAGGTTCATATCAAAAAACAGGAACCAATCCAAATCTGGGTCGTCCAAAAACATCTCCGGTTGTATCAACTGGAACAGGATCACAGGCTGAAATTGTCAGAACAGAAGAAGCCGTCGCGGAATTTGTAAAGTATAATCCAAATGCAACAGAGCAGGAAGTTATTGACGCTATTGCTGAAAAAAATAGCGAAGAAACTCCGCTAAGTATGGATGCCAAGGTAATTCAGACCGCAATAGAAAAAGCAAAAGCGGACGCAGGAACAGAAACAGATACATCCGAACCAGATATTGCAAACCTTGCTGCATCTGAAAAAGCTGCCAAACAAGCAAAGATGAACCGGCTACGTCAATATCTGTTGAAGAAAAAAGGATTAAAATAATTAAAATATATAAATAACCTCCTCGTTCTGCCGCTTTTTAGCGGCAGAAACTTTTTATATATACAAAAACTAATTTTAGTTCATATATATGAATAAACAAACGTTATACTACATATGGATAATAATACAATACCTGTTACAAAGCAAAATACACAACCAGCAGCACCACAAGTAGCTCCACCTGTACAAGCAGAACAGAAGCTCGATTTTCCAACGGAATATATTGATTTGCCATCGGAGGGTTATTTTTATCCGCTTTCTTCTCCACTTAGTTCTGGTCGTATACAATTGAAGTATATGACTGCTCGTGAAGAAGATATTCTTACCAATCAAAATCTTATTAAGAAGGGTGTAGTATTGGATGAATTGTTAAAGGCATTGATTGTCACACCAAACGTTAAACTCGACGATATTCTTATAGGAGATAAAAATGCCATATTTGTAGCAGCCCGCAGACTTGCTTATGGAGATGAATATCCTGCAAAAATTACTTGTCCAAAGTGCGGTGAAGAAAACGAAGTAAAAATAAACTTGGCAGAATTGAAGTCTAAGGAGTTTGATTTTAGCAAATATACAAGGGGAGAAAATGCATTTTTGTTTGAGCTACCTGTCTCAAAAAAGACTGTAGTTTATAGACTATTGACCCACAAAGACGAAGGAGATATTGACGCAGAATTGAAAGGTCTTGCAAAAATATCAAAAGCAAATGCACCAGAAATGACAACCAGATTGAAATATAGTATTGTGTCTGTTGACGGAAGTAACGACAGGGGGGTGGTCAAAAAATTTGTAGATAACATGCTTGCTAAAGATAGTATATCACTGCGTAAACATATCCGAGAAAATACTCCCGACCTAGACATGACGTTTGATTTTACTTGCAGTGCCTGTGGGCATAACGAAAGGATGGCAATGCCACTGGGTGTTGACTTCTTTTGGCCTTCCACCTGAGTATAAGGTAAGTTTACACGAAGAGATATTTACGCTGTGTTATTACAGCAATGGGGCATTTAGTCACACTGAAGTATATGCTTTGCCTATACATTTACGTAGATTTTATATAAGAAAGCTTGTAGATACCAAAAAACAAGAGGCGGACCAGCACGAAAATGCCACTAAAGGTCCAAAATCGAGTGGGCCAAAGATAGATAGACCGGGAATACGTAGGTAAAAAGGGTGGTTATTATATATTTATATAAGATAACCTATTACATAAATGGCTGAAGAAAAAAAGAATGTTTCTATAGATCCTAAAGACGTGGATCGCGCAAAAGCGATGGCAGAGCTTTTTGAAAAAATAGAGGAAACAGTGGATAGAACTCGCGGCGTCACAAAACAAAAACAAGAACTGGCGGAACAAGAAACACGATCTACGGAAGAAATACTTGATTTAACAAAGAAAATTGAAACTAGAAAACAAAAAATTCTTCAGTTAGAAGGTAGTTTGGCGAAAGAACTTGGCGTATATCAAAAAATTCAAAAAAATATAGCAGAAAACGAAAGTAAACTGGCAAATTCTGAATATAAAAGTGATATTATAAAAGACCAAATAAAACAGCAAAATATAATGCTGGCTCAAAAGCAAGCACAATTTCAGCAAGAAATAGCTTCCGGAAAAATTACAGAAAGAACAGCAGCAGCCAGACGAAGAGAAATTGGTTCTATTAAAGATATAATTAAAGCAAAAGAGCGAGAAGGTAAGCAAGAAGAATATATACAATCTATATTAAATAAAAAAATTGCGGGTGGGTTAATAGCAGCAGGTCAACAAAAAATTTTAGTCGATCAAATTGAACATAAATTAAATTTAGAAAAGACAGGTCTTTATAATGACGAAAAAGCGTTAGCACTTCTAAAAAAGCAGCAAGAAGAACGCACGAAAACAAAAGATCTAAACGAACGCATAGCTCAAATTGGAAAATTTATTGAAAGTAACCTTTTGAGTGAATCCGTAGGATACGGAAAGATAAAAGGACTGGTGACAGATATTGCCAAGGGCGGACTAACCGCTTGGTTGGCACTCATAAAAGCATCTCTGGATCGTTGGAAAGAATTGGATAAAGCGGCGCTAAATTTCAGGCAAAACACGGGATTTTTGGTCAGTCAAACTAAAGAGTTAGACAAGGCCGTCAGAGAAGTTAATGTACAAATGGCAAATTTAGGCGTGACTATCGGAGATGCATATGCGGCAGCATCCGCGCTTACTAATGAATTCCAAGTTATTGGACTTGTAACAAAAGAAGCAATTGCAAATACTGCCATGATGGCCGCGAACCTTGGGTTGAATGTCCAAGACGCAGCAAAATTTAAAGGTTTATTTGAGTCTATTTCACAAGAAGCGGGAAGTTCTGGCGATTCGATGATAAAATCTGCCGCAGCATTGGCCGAAATGGGTGGAGTAGCACCGAGGGCAGTTCTAAATGATATGGCAAACGCATCGGAAGAAACTCTTGCCTTTCTTGCCAAGAGTCCTATGGCACTGATGCGTGCTACCGTAGAAGCGAGACGATTAGGAACCACAGTAAATTCGTTATCAAAATCTGCGAGAGGATTTCTTAATTATCAAGATTCTATTACGAGCGAACTGGAAGCTTCCGCGTTGATTGGAAAATCGCTCAATTTCCAAGAAGCCAGAGCAGCAGCATATGCTGGAGATGTAGTAAAGTCTAGAGAGCTTGCGCTTAAGCAGATCGAAAAAGCTGGAGACTTTACAGAATTAAATGTATATCAACAAGAAGCGCTCGCTAAAGCAGCCGGAATGACAACGGGCGAAATAATCAAACAACAAAATCAACAAAAACTTCTTGCAAAACTAGAGCAGACAAAACCAGAATTGTATAAAAAATACATGGAAATGCAGGAAAAAATAAAAGAAAACGAAAAAGCTGCTGCGGAGGATTTGGAAAAACAGGCGGAAGAAATGGCAAAACGGCAATTAATGCAATCTGAAATGAATAAACTGACCAGTGCATTTGATGCAATTTGGACAGATATATCAGATTCATTGCTTGCTATTGCAAATAATATAATGCCACCAATAATAATTGCAGCAAGATTATTAGGGGGGATATTTAAAATTATAGGTGCTGTAATTCGTGGGTTTTTGACTCCATTTGATAGAATCGGAAGTTCTTTAAGATCCGGTACAGACGGAGGATTGATGTTGGAAAAAGTGATGACTGCCATCTTGGGAGGAGTGCAAAGCATAGTTCCGTATGTAGAAAAACTCGCAGAAGTGGCAGGATATGCAGTTAATGCGTTTGCGTTCTTGGCAGTAATGATCGGAAAAGGAGCCGCTGGAGCAAAACCATTTGTGGCTATAGCTGAGTTTTTTGAAAAGATTGCTGAAAGGGTACGTACTTTTTCTAACGGTCTTAGTGGAATAGGGAAAGCATTTAAACCAATATTACAAGGAGTCGCAGGCTTTGTAAAATTTTTGGGAACATTTGCAAGATTCCTTGGACCAATTGGATTAATAATAAGTGCAATTCAATTGGTTGTTTCTTTGTGGAAACGATTTAGTAATTTGTTTGCGAGCGACGAATTTGTAAATGCGCGTTGGTATGAACGGATATGGCTTGGTATAAAAGCAATAGGAGGTGCCTTATATGATACATTAATACAACCTTTTGTAGATGTATACGATTGGATAAAAGAAAAATTGATGGGATCGTCTCCATCAGAAATAGGACTCGGAATAGTTGATGGAATAAAATCTATCGGAGGTATGTTATTGAGCGCACTTACTTGGCCATTTAGAACTGTAGTAAATTTTGTTTCTGGTATATTTGGCCTCGGAGGCACTTTGGGTACGATGATAGTAGATTCTGTAAAAAATATTGCCGGAACGGTATTTGACTTCTTGACCTGGCCACACCGAAAGCTCTGGGATTTTGTGTCGGAACTGTTCTCGGGGGGAGGATCGGGAATCCTAGGCACCATTCTTGGCGGAATTAAGTCTACAGCGGCGACCGTATACGACTTCTTGGCGTGGCCATTCCGGAGGATGTGGGATTTTGTCTTCGACTTGTTTTCGGGAGGAGGTAGTAGCATCGTGGGTACCATAGCCAACGGAGTCAAGTCCGTCGCCTCTACCGTGTACGACTTCTTGGCGTGGCCATTCCGGAGGATGTGGGATTTTGTCTTCGACTTGTTTTCGGGAGGAGACTCGGGAATATTGGGAAGTATTTTGGACGGACTCAAATCGGTCGGATCTTCTATTGTAGATATTTTAATTTCTCCGTTTAAAACTGTAATAAATTTCATATCTGGTATATTTGGTGGAGATGGTTCTATCGGAGAAACTATAATAAATGGAATAAAGAGTGTTATGGGTGGAGTATTTGACTTACTGGTCTCTCCGTTCAAAAATGCATTCGAAGTTATTAAAAAACTCCCCTTTGTAGGTAAATTGTTTGGGGGAGGAGACGCGACGGCCACCTTAAGCGCCGAAGCAAAAGCGGATGTAGAAAAGCAAGTTGCTATGGCAGTTGAAGTCAAGAATATCAATGAACTCAAAGAAACGGTGGACAAACTTACGGAAGCTATATCAAAACTTGGAGGTACGGCGGGCGGAGCATCTCCGGTTGTTAATGTAAACAATAATCAAAATGCAATGATTGAAAAATTAGATGAACTTATTGGTCTACTAAAAGATGGCGCAATCGCGGTTAATATGGACGGTATACAAGTTTCTAGAACACTGGCCAAGGTAACGTAATATTTATAACTTATGGAAGACAACACATTTTTAGCTCCATTAGCACCTTTACGACGAAGTACGCCTGCCGAAAATCTTATTTCGTTCCAACGGAACGAGCGTAACATATATAATAAGTTTAGTCCATATGATCAAGCGGGTGGAGACATAGGACCAGATCAACCATATATATACACTAAACTTACTGACTCAAATTTTCAAAAAAGTTTAACGAGATACGACACACCGGCATTTCCCGTAGGTTCTACGGTCAGAGATGTTATAAGAATGACAAAATTTTCTGTTAGCGGTACTGGATTATTATACACAGGAAAACAACTTTTACTTCAACAGCAAAATGCATTTAATGAAACTAGAGTATATAATCCGTTAAGTTTGCTAAAAGCAACAGCCCGTCCCGGTGCACTTGGATTAATTGATTATCCGCAAAGACATTTAGAGACAAGCGGTGGTCTATTGAATTTTTTCAAAGACGCACTACTTAGTACACTGGGAATGCAGTCGAAAAATACTACAAACGCGCCGATAGAAGGAACGGCGACGGGCACGCAAGGAAGTTTGGCATATTCTACGTATGCAAACAAACGGGGCGGAGCCAGAGCCGGATTATTACGGTACAAAACTGGAACTTTGTCTTTGTCCACTTTTGATACATTTTGGGTAAACAGTAACAATTCTACTGGTGCTGGCGGAGGATTTTTAGCAAATTTGGGGAGAGGATTAATAAATAGACTTCGTAGTTTAATACCTAGTACAAATCCCATGGGAGCATTTGGAGGAAGTCCAGGAACTAAATGGGAATTTAGACCAGAATATCCTACCGGACTTGAAGGAATATATTACAAATTTTTACAAGATGGAAACGGGTTTATGACCGTAAAAACAGTCGCAACTTCGGAATTTTATAACGGAAAAATACAAAATACAAATCCAGAAGACAAACGGGTAACAAAATTTCATAAATATTACCCAGAATATCAGACAAAGGTTAGTCCAGCGGCAAGCGAAGTACAAGATAATTCATATGCGGACAAAACAGACATAGTTCAAAAAACTGTCGGATTTTCTGGAAACAATATAATAACAAAATATGAAAAAATGTTTTCGGCATTAGAATCCTTTAACGCCAGTGATCCAGTTCAACTTAGAACATCAGCCGAACGATATAATCGCCTTGTAGATCAAAACAACAATGCACTACCGGTATATAACGATATACCTGGTACATCTCGCGATGTTTCATTTTCTACTGTATCGGAAGGTCCATTCGTAAAATACATAAGAGAAAAAGGCGAAGTACAATATGGATTTACTATGGACAACCGTGGATTCGCAAAAGCAGCAAGAAAAATAAAAGACGTAGGAGCTGCGGATGAATACAACAAACTAACCCCATATGATTCGGGGTATGGATTGAAACAAAAAAGAGGAACTTTGCCAGACAACATAAAAGGATACTCAGAGAACCAATCGAAGGACATTATATTCTTTTATTTTTATGATTTAATCCACGAAACGTATATTCCATTCAGAGCAACGCTTGGTAGTATACAAGACAATAATACTGCTGATTGGGAGGATATTAAGTATATGGGTCGTGCAGATAAACTTTTTGTGTATAAGGGGTTTAGCAGAGATGTGAGTTTTAATTTCAGAGTATATGCAAATAGTATATACGAACTAGTTCCTAACTGGGAAAGAGTTAATTATTTGGTAGGATTAACGAGACCGAGTAAGTATACAGATAGAGCATTTCAAACAGCCGAACAAGACGGTGGATTTACTGGAGAAGACACGAATTCTACCGGAAGAGAAAGTGGATTTATATATCCTCCGATGATAGAATTCAGAATTGGCGATTTATATGTGGACCAACCTGCCGTATTAAGAAATGTTGGTGTGACAGTTCCAGACGACGCGCACTGGGAAACTTTACGAGCAGAAGATTATACATATATTTATGGAGCAAGTGACGAAAAAGTTATAAAGCAGATAAAGGGGAAATCGAGACAACTTCCAACAATAATTGACGTGTCGGTGCAATTGGGTATGATCGAGAAAGCACAATCTAAAACTAAAAATTATCATTTTGGTCCAAATGTAGAAGAAGGATGGAAAAACTTATAATTTACTATGAATAGATACGTTCAAAATGAAACAAATGTTTTTAGGCGATACGATGGTAAGCGGGTATTTAGAACAACTAGATATCCAAAAATACCAATAGCTTCAAATGATATTTATATTGTAGCAAATGAAACCGATTATCTCGATAGTTTGGCTTACAAATTTTATAAAGATAGTACTTTATGGTGGATCATTGCGCAGGCAAATGGTATAAAAGCGACATTAAAAGCACCTAACGGACAACAACTGAGAATTCCACAAGATATAGAAAATATAATTTTAAATTTTAGAAGAGAAAATAATATATAATTGTTATGAGTAATATAACTGTAGTACCGTGGGGATTACATCCATTATCACCTTGGGTGTTTGAGGAACTTAAAAATAGGGCAAAAGAATATGGTCAAAATCCGTCGCCCACCGAAAATAGTCCATATAGTGGACCAAGAACTGCTTGGGTTAGATTTTTTTCAAACGGAAAATCGACACTCCCCACAGCAGAGGGAAAGGATGGATTTGTTTTAGGCGGAACATATGGATTTAACGAAAGCTACGGATTTAATCAAAATGGAAAAATAACAATCGGAGTGGACGCAAAAGGATATCCCCACGAGATAGAAAAAGAAAATTCGGTGAGCTTGGCAATAAACCGAGCTGGTCAAGCTACTAGAACAGACTTTGCATATCGTCCACCACCAAACGTAGAATCTGTGTCTTGCGAATTAAATGGGTCAAACTCAAGTTTTCCAAATTTATGCAGAAAGATTACAATAAATTGGAAATGCTATTCTCTCGCACAACTTAATTATCTGATTCCATATTTCTTAACTCCGAGAATAACTTGCTTAGTTGAATGGGGATGGAATAATTATGATCGTATATCTTTGGTAGATTTGTCCGATAGGGATTGGATAAACCGCATGTTTGTTGATCCAAGTTACACACTAGAGTATCTTAAAAAATCAAAAGGAAATTATGATGCCGGTCTTGGATTTATTGTGGATTTTGGGTACAAAATGAATGATTATGGTGGATATGATTGTCATACTACACTGATAAATGCAAATAAGCTTTTAGAGGGAGAACAGATTGCAACTAAGGAAGTTACAATCAAGAAAGGATCAGATTATTTGTCGGTACAAAGTTTTTATTCTTTTGCTAAAGAAAATATGAAAAACATAGATTCTAATGAAGAACAATACAAACAAATAAGACAAGATTTGAGAATTGGAAAACGATCATATGAAACGATAGTTGATGATTATGGGCAAGAGGAGCGAGTAGAATTGGACGAGGTAAAAGATAATATTAGTGAAAGAGTATTTCGTATAACAAATGTTCCATCACAAAATAAAACAAAAAAACTTTGGCTGAGAATGGACTTGATTCAAGATATCATAAATGCATTTTTCAAGTTGAACATGACCGGAGAAAAATCGGCAGTAATACGCGAACTTGATATTATGGAGACGAGAATGTGTGGAAATCCTTTTCTAAAATCTTCTAACACCAACGTACTTGTTCCTAATAAATTTGCGCCAAGATTTGCATATGAATTATCAACGGACGTTGGTACAAATGAAGGATATCAGCCGGAAGATGGAATATACACCTCGCTGTTTCAAGAAAAAATACAAAATGTTGCAAAAGATTATTTTTTGGACAGTACAAATTTTGACAATTTGCAAGAAGCAATAAATCCAAAAGGAGAATCGTTTCCAGTATATAAGGATGATGAGTTAAAAGATGGAGATGGAAATACTGCACAAAAATTTAAATCGGGATATTGGGGATTTTTGAAAGACTTATTTGTGGACGAGGAATATTTTAGAAAGCTTGTATTGAAACACGATTCAATATTAAAATTGATAGAAGAACTTTTGCAGGGGATAAATCAAGCTTTGTGTCAAATATGCCAATTAAGACTTATACCTGCCGAATATGGAAACAGTAAATATTCTGTGTATGATGGCAATTTACCGGGTATATCAGCAAAAGTTGATGCAAGAAATTTACCAATTATAACTTTGGGAGCAATAGATTCCTCTTTTATAAAAGCTGCATCGTTTGACGTAAAAATGAGTTCCGAGATGATGAATCAGTTGGTGATGCAAAGTGCAAATCCAGAAAGAGATCCGGATGGTTCTACGCAGACCAAGAATGTTGCGGCAAATCCAATCGTTAGTAGATACTCTAATGGAGACAGGTTATATGAAAAGGGAATAATAAAAACCGTAGTTGTAGCAGAAAATACTCCAAAATTGACACAACGAGAACGGGATAGAGCAGCAAGAGAAAGAACGGCAGCAGCTAAAAGACAACTGAGGGAGCAAGATAGAAAATTGCAGTCTAGAAGTGATAAGAATAGTAGTACGTTTGTTATATATTACAAACAAGACCCAAATAATCCGGGAAAAAATTTAAGATATTTTATATGTGAAAAAGATGCGAGTTTTTTGAACTATATATTAAAACTTCCCAACAAAAACTCTCCATATTTAAACAATGCAATAATGCCAGGAACTACACTGACTTTGGAATTGCCGGGAATATCGGGTATAAATTATCTTTCTCAGTTTTTGATAGACCACGCACCAGAACCATATAATTTTGAAAATGCAGTGTGGCAAATTACCGACGTAAAGCAGAATATAGAAGACAAAAATTGGACGACTACACTCACCGCACAAGTAAGACCGTTGACGACATTATGATATACAACGAAACATTATCTTCTCAGTATGGATCATTTGCAGACATCGGTAATGCAACAAACATTGTAATATCTAAGCCTACACCTTCTGCGCAGGATTATGAAAGTGGATATATAACTAGGATTTTTATTAAAAAAATAAATGAAAATATTATACACGAAATACCGTATGTAACCCGAAATAATATTAATATAAATTTGTATAAGAGCGTGCAAGTAAGGTGGAAAATTACTGGACCGCGAAACAATATATACAAAGGCAACATTCTTGACAAAGCGGGCGTCATTGATCAAAATACTTTTGAAATAGATAGAATAAAAAAAGAAGAAGGCGTGGATTTATCTTCTGTGTTGGCAAACAAACTCGAATACTGGAGAGGCAACTAAAATAAGTTGACATTGTTCGCAGATATGCCATATTGCTCATGTGCATATTGTAGAAACAACCGAAGACTATAACAACCTGTGTTCAATCATAAACTCTGAACACGTTTATATCAGTGCTGTTTGTTTGGATAACCAAAAGCATGTGTCCAACAACAACATATCACTATTATTCTTCTACTTTTATGTCAGCGACGACTATTGGTGTTTGCCTATAGATCACAACGAGTGTATCTGCTTGGATAATATTCTTGAGAACATCAAGGTTGTATTGCGTAATGCCAAGTTTCATAACAAGATAGTTTCAGACAAGAAGAACATTGTTCAGTTGTTTGGCGAGGATTATAACTTCATAGACATAGATGTGTTTAGATTTCTTGAGAATGGCCAACTGCCATCTGAAGTTGAAACGACCAACTCGCATAGTTTCATTGATTTTCATTTTAAGAATATGTTTGATCTGAACAAGTGCGTGCCGGTATATAAGCACGCCAAAGTATTCACCAATAATGTTCAGATGATAAAGAACATATACTTGTCTAATATTCGCGAGAAGGGATTTGTATTCACCAACAATGTTATGACTGACTTGTTTGCCAAGTTAGAGTCAAATGGGTTGTGCGTGAATGAAGATTTTACTGATATTTTCGGCGAGGAACAAAATCGCCATATCAAGAACAATCTTGTATTCTCTCAATACAACCTGCTTACATCAACTGGCAGACCTTCTAATAGATTTGGCGGCGTAAACTATGCTGCTCTAAACAAAAATGATGGCAGCAGAAACTGCTTTGTAAGCAGATATGGCGACGATGGTATGCTTGTGATGATGGACTATAATGCGTTTCATCCTCGTCTTATTGCTCATCTATCCAACTTCCAAATGGACGCTGCTGAAAATCCATATGCATATCTATCCAAGTATTATTTCAACAAGTCCAATATAACCGACGAAGATATTGCCGTCGCTAAAGGATTCACATTTACACAGATATATGGCGGCATTGATAAGAAATGGATACATATTCCATATCTAAAGAAGGTCCAAGAATATATTGACCATCGTTGGAAGTTCTTTGAGGAAAATGGATATATAGAAACGCCAAAGTATGGCAGAAAAATCAAACATTGTCATATTCAAGACCCCACTCCCAATAAACTATTCAACTATATACTACAGGCATTTGAGACAGAAATGGCAGTAGATGTGCTTGGCGAACTAATGAACTATCTAAATGATAAACAAACCAAGCCTGTGCTATATACATACGATAGTATCTTGTTTGATGCTCATAAAAGCGACAAGATGCCTGTTATAAAAAGAATAAAGAGCATAATGGAACGCGATAAGTTTCCGGTAAAAGTATATGCAGGCAAGAATTATGGTGATATGAAACAGATCTCTATATAATATTTATAATAAGCGTATATCTCATATATACGAATATTTATATATCATGGAAAAAAGTAAGATT